AAATAATCATGCATCTCAGTCCATTGATAAGATTGAACAACTGTACCAGTGCCCGCTTCAAAAATGAAACGGTTCTCCTGTATAAGTTTAACATGCGAAAGAAAATATTTTCTCACAAGCAACGACCAATCAAGAGGAGCACCAGCAAAAACACGGGTTTTACCTATAGTGGCTTTCTTAAGAGAAACTGGTTCATCCTTAAGATGAGCACAAAAGTTCGGATATACCCTGTCTCCCTCAAGATACCTTCGTAGCATATCATCCATGCGAGATTGAATTTCTTCATTCACAGCAAGAGGATTCTGATAACCACGTTGCTCTTCCAAGGGTTCAAGGAAATACTCCTTACTCTTCTTCCATGGATTGCCTGCTGAAGCCTTAGTATTCATTTTATCAATGAATTTCACGCCACAGGCTCCATTGAGAGCAGTAAAATCATCTAAAACATGGATAGAATCAAGTTGATCCGGAGCTATTCGAGAACGAATATCCTCCCAAAATTCAAATTTAACACTTTCCAATATATCCGTCCGAAAATGAGTCACAGGTTGGACCATATCCATAGCAGCTATACGCCAAGGTTTCCATCCTCTCATAATGGGCTTAAAGTATTTAACTCTATACCCATGAGGAGATAGTAACGGTAACATTGGTGTAATAGTAACCATAGATTTTGGAGTAGGTCGAAAGCCATCAAAAGAACCAAAGATATTGCAAGATCCTTTATCAATGTAACGAAACACTGATTTGGGATGCAAAGGCAACAAGGTTCGCTCCTTAGACTGGGACGATAAGAGTGGTGCAGAAACACCAATCTCATCACCAATATTGAGACGATCCTTAGTAAGGGGAACACCTATGATTTCATGAACTTTGTTGTGACGCAAAGCATGAATACCTAGGATAACATACCCCTTAGGAGTATCCGCAATAATGAGAGATCCACAGTCACCATTCTCAGACATCAACTCCGGTACAGAATTGATGACAATATCATCAAAACCAGGTAGCTTAACAGGTCTACGAATAGTTCGAATTCTCTTAAGACTCATATGGGTTATTTCACCATTAGCATCTCGTTTGGCTTGAATCCCATCAAAAGCAACATTTATATCACTCTCTGGCATATATTGCATGATGCCCTTTTTAGGGGGCATCTGATTCAATGTAATAACGCAGAGATCAGTCTTGGGATAACGCACCACGTCAGATTCAGTGAAACTAACATCAATGTCAGAAGAAATACCGCCTGAGCTGTTGCACTGTCT